GACTACCGCCAGGCCCTCCGCGATCTCCCCCAGGACAACGACACCGCCAACGAAGCCGCCGATGCTTGGCCGACACCCCCTGAGTGATGGCAATGACGAAGAGAAAACCGGACAAGGTGATCGAGTACCGCTTCAGTCTGCAGGACAAAGAGCGCGAGATGTTCGACCAGTTCGTTCACGCTCATACCTTCAACAGCATAACGACCCCGATCATCAGTCTGATGAACGACGTCACTGGGATGGTTGTCTTCCTGTCGATCGTAGCAGCTATGGGGATGACTGGCCCAGCGTTCACTTTCGTCTACAATGCGCTCAATCCCGACATCGGTGATATTCTTGAATCGTTCTGGCAGCAGCGGATGGAAGCACACCAGAAGACTCGAGAAGAAACTGGGGTGTCTGGTCCTGCAGCTGGTGACATGTCCCTCTCGGGCATCATCTACAACCTTCTGAACCCGAACTGGTCCTGGTTCGGGCCTCCACCCGAAGAATCCTGAATCGGTGCCTCCAACCAGGGACTTACGGCAGAGATAGGCCGTTGTTATCACACGCATCGGGCCTCTGGCCACAGCACAGGCAGATGGTCTCGACCTCGAGCACCTCGTCGACGAGGTCGCTGTAGTCGGTCTCCATGTGCTCGGAGACTTCGAACCAGTCGACCTGGTTGATCGCCTGCTCCTCCTCGAGGTCAGCGAAGCTGTCCCAGCCCTTCCAGAAGTCGAACTCGATCAGGAACCACTTGAGGAAGTCACTCGGTGTCATTATTCCACTGTCCTCTGTTCCTCTGGCGGCACTCATGCCGCAGCGCGTAATGGGGTTCGTGATTTGGCCGTACAAGAAGTTTCCATAGACGAGGACGGCCACGGCCCGACCAGTGACGGACTAGCTGCGTTCGGACTCGCTTGCCGCACTTGCGACATCGACGCTGGAGAGTGATCGCGCCAGGGCGAGTCGCCCAGGTCCACCACGTCTCGCACTGCGGGCACTGCCAGAGTCCCTTCATCATTGAGCTCCCTCCCCGCAGCCTGGGCAACCCCCAGGGTTCTGCATCCAGTATAGGACCAGGCACCCCCGCGTTCGGCATTTACGCCCGAAGAAGGCTTTCTTACGAGTCATCTTCATCCTTCCAGACATATTCCATGCGGATCGGCTCGCCGTCGCCGGTGAACACATAGTCGACAATGATGATGTCCTCGAACTCTTCCAACTGCTTCGCAACAGCCAGGAGCTGGTGGCGACTGAAGCAAACATGATGGTCACTCATCACTTTCACCCTCCAGAAAGTACCCAGATTCAGCCAAAGCCTCTGAAAGGGCCTTTACGTCTCTTCTGAGGCGTTTCAACTCCTCGGTGCGGTTCTGGCATCTCCTATGGTCCTCAATGAACTCAGACAGTATCCTAGAGCGTCTTTTTTTCGGCCATGACGCAAATATGGCGTACGCGGGTTCGGACAAGCTTGCAGAGATGCCAGGGCACATGATCCGACCCAGAAAGGGGGGTGTTATTATTATTATCCTCAGAAGGTATAGCGAAACAACGCTCAATAACCGTGAACGTCGGTAGGGTGGGTGCGCGGGGTGGCAAAATAGGAGGAGAAGGTAGGTTGATGGGCGTTCGACGGGCGGTAGAGATACCATGGTAGCCACTGAACTGGTCATTCTGGGCGTTTTGAACGTCCTTTGTCTGCTTTCGATCGTCCTCCTCGCCCGCTGGCTGAGGAAAGAGCTCGAGGAATCGGTCGCTGAACTGGATTCTTCCCTCGCCATGGCGATACAGAGCACTCTGAACAAGCTCACCGGTGAGGGAATCGTTCCCTACGATCCACCGAACCCTCTTCAGGCTGCCCTGGCGCAGATGATCATGGCGAAGATTGGCTCAATTGACGGCACTGGTCAACAGAAAGGCCCGGACGGGATGTTTCAGAAGACAATCGATGAGTTTCAGTAGCATTATTAGCCAGATTGTTCACTTTCACTTTCAATGGCACGCAGAAAGACGAAGCGCCGACGCTCGAGAAAGAAGTTCATCAACCTCTACGACATGGCAGTCGCCTATGGGAACCTCGCGATCATAACGCAGGGCACTCTAGGCTCTGGACCAGTCGAGGCACTAACTGGAAGCTACGATATCGGCTACTCGAAGACCTCCCTCGGAATGGGATCCTTCGGACGCGGTGAGCAGTCACTAGCTCTAACCGGCGCGACACAGATCAGCCTGGCCGACATCATGAACGCCCCGACTCTGAGCATGACTCAAATTATGGACAACGCCCAGGCAAACGCCGTTCCAATGCTACTGGCAGCCACTTCTTTCAATATCGGAGCGCGAGTTTTTAAGAAAATTATGAGGCGCCCATTTTCGCAAGCGAACCGCCTGATCAAACCCCTTGGCCTTGATGTGAGGATCGGTTGAGATGGCTACAAACACAGTCACAGGCAACCTCGTCTGCTCGGACGGGACCAACATCCCGCTGAAGTTGGACACCGTCGAAGGCACTGACACCTCTCTAACCACAGATACCGCTTACACAGTCGCAGCGCAGAACGTCGGCGACTTCGCCCCTGGCAAGACTGTGGTCTCTGGTCTGGTCAGTTGCGACAACGGAGTCGGCTACTGCTACATCTTGAGCCAGGGACTCGTGGCTGCAATCATCCCCTGGTCGGTCAAGGGCGCTGTAACCGATGGATCGCCGGCGCTCTGCCAACCTTACACCCTCAAGGCAGGTGACATCGTGAAGGTGATGAATAACACCGCCGCCGATCGTGAAGCGGCCATGGCCGTCTACACAGCTCGAGGAGTCTCGAGAATCTTCCACGTCACCCCGAGCACTGGGGCGACGAATGAGCTCGTGGACCTCCAGACTGGCAACAGCATCGGCGACACTCTCCAGGGAGACCGGATCGTCAAGTGGTTCGGAACTTCCGTCGATGCAGCGAAGATTGAGACGCAGGGCTTCTTCGTCGTCGACGCCCTGGGCAACGTCATCGGCTCTTGTGCAGCCGGCTCGCCGATCGTCCAGCAACCGAGCTTCTCTCCAGCGAGTGTTGGCATCGCTCTGAACTACAAGGCCCAATTCCTAACCAACGCATGAGGTGAGGACTATGGCAAAGATGACCAAGGCTGCTGGGCGCCGCCGACTGGGCGAAGTAGAGAGCAAGGCAAAGAAGCTCTTTCTTCGAGGATTCATATCCACGAAAGACCTCGAGTCCATCGAGAGAATAGTCAGGACACGCTCCAAACAACTGAAGTGATAGGATGCCGCTTCCCCACGCTGATGCGACGTCGGGCCGGGTGTACAAACTTCTCAAGACGGAGACCCTGGAATCAATGAACGCCAGCGCTGGGGGAGGAGCACGCCTGGCTGCTCAAATTGGGAGTCCGATCACCATAGAGCAACTTAACGAGGATGAGCTGCGCCGCCTGGTGTTGGTTTTCCTCGCACGCGTGACAACTCAAGGCGAATGGGAGGGGCTTTTCTGATGCCATTACCGGAGGCCGAGAAGAAATCTAAGCGTGTCTATACGCTACTGCAGAACATCGACCTCGAGAACGTCACGTTTGCCAACATCCAGGGCGTAGGGAACACGATCAGCATCGAAGAGATGTCTGAAGACGAGCTTCGTCGACTCGTTTTGATCAACCTGGCTCGTTTGTGCGTCAAAGGCGAATGGGATGGATTACTGGGAACGTGATCCCATGGACGACTCAGAGATTGAAGTAGCCGAGGACGCCCGAGTATCCGAGCGAGTATTCAATCTCATGAAGAACACGGATCTAGAGAATGCCACTTTTGCCCTTCTCGAGGGGGTAGGGAACCCCATTCACATCGAGAACATGAACCGTCAGGAGCTCTTCGACCTGGTGTTGGTCAATTTCGCTAGGGTGGCAGTAGCTGGCGAATGGGATGGGCTGCTAACGGCAGGTGGCGGGACCACGTCAGTCTTCAACGGCGAGCTGACCAAATACGACTGGGACGGTGACGAGGATGCAGTACGGGTATTCGCTCTCGGTCCCTATGGAACCACCGATCGCGCCATCCTCGCCACCTGCGTACAGAGCGAGGAAATAGCATTCTTCGCCTTCATAGCCCCTAATTCGGGGGTCATATCCTCATGCGATTTCTATTGCAACGCCAACTCGGGGGCTTCGGGTGCGATCAATGTCGGTTTCTATGCGGATAACGAGGGGGTGCCGGAGACCTTCCTGGGTGAGTTTGTGATGGCGACCACTTCGACGGGACAGATCACGCAGACAGTCTCCTCGGGCGGGACCATGGGCGATTCAATTACAACCGTTCGAGGAACTCAATATTGGATTGCATTCTTTGGTGACAACCTAGCTTCAAACCCTACTTTCGGGACCATCCAGTTAGTGGAAAGCGGCTCTGGTCCGTTCGCAACTTCCACTTATGGTTCTGCAGCCGCTTGGAATTGCATTTTCAGAACAGGCTCAAGCGGGAACGCCACTATCACCGACTACACCGTGCTCGGACCCGTCTCGCTTGACCCGATCAACCTGGGGGTGAAATGGTGATTCGCTCCTACACCGTCTATGCAGGCTCGGAGGTTGTAGAGGAAGGCATCCATGACGTCACCTGGGAGCAGGTCCGATCTGATCGGGACAAGGAGCTCGAGGACACAGACTGGCGAGCCGTCAAAGATAGGACGATGAGCCAGGCATGGAAGGACTACCGCCAGGCCCTCCGCGATCTCCCCCAGGACAACGACACCGCCAACGAGGCCGCCGATGCTTGGCCGACACCTCCCGAGTGATGGCGATGACGAAGAGAAAACCGGACAAGGTGATCGAGTACCGCTTCAGTCTGCAGGACAAAGAGCGCGAGATGTTCGACCAGTTCGTTCACGCTCATACCTTCAACAGCATAACGACCCCGATCATCAGT